CCGGGCGCGTTTGGCGAGGAGGGGCAAGAACTATGGGCGGCACGGTTGTCCGTGACATTGCTGGAAATGTTCTGGGAGATACAGCAGCAAAAACGGGTATCTCATTTGGGAAATGGCTAGGTGAGCAACCAACTGAAACAGTTCCTAGCCCTGTCGACCCGACAATGCCAGAGTGGCGCCGAGCTTACGAACAGGGTTACTAAGGATTGAACGGGGAAACACCGAGAAGTCAATACCGACTGCTGCTGCGTAAAACCAAGCAGGAACTAGCAATACCGATCAGGGCAAACGACACTGCCCACGCGCAAGCGCAAGCCGAAGACATTTGTCGTGCACTCGAGGGCGCTCGTTTCGAGCTGAGCTACGGGGAGTCCGACGTGACTCCTATCGCTGAGTTATTTACAAAGCTGGCTGCAAACGACTTCACGCACGGTCAATGCTGGCTCTGGGGAGGATCGTTCTGCAATAACGTTCCTTGTGTTTATGTGTTCGGTAAGCGCTTGTATATTCGTAATGTCATTCTGAAATACTTAGACATACCCAAGGACGACGCAATCGCCAAGCCGTCGTGTTCATGTAAAGCATGTATTAACCCGTATCACACTGCATATACCTCCAAATCTAAAAAGAATCAGAAGCTCGGGGCTGGCGACGACCAACTCCTCTTAGCCTTTCTGGGCCAAGGGATCTCGGTCACCCAGATCGCCAAGGCGCTTAAAGTTCACCGCTCAACGATTTACCGCAAGCTCAAAGATGAACGTTTTTGTTCTAGGTCTCCGAGTAACTGACGAAGCTCAACTTTCGGAAGACACGATCAACGTCCTGGCGGAGGCACTCCCCTCCAACGACAAGCGCGTTGCCAGCAAAGTGCAAGTCCTTCAAAAGAAGGATCACTACGTGGGCAAGCTGATGGCTGATCTGAAAAAGGATCAGACCTTCCTCGCGATTGGTCCCACGCGGGCGACTCCTGACGGCATTCTGCAGATGCAGGCAATGCTCGTCGTCACTGAAGCCAACTTCCAGGATCTCCTGGCAGTCAACTTCTTTGTTGCTGCTGGCGGTCTCGGACCCAAATCGGATCAGGTGGAGCTGACCGACACCACTGTCACTAACCGCTCGCTTGCTTGGCAAGACGAAGGTCAAGAGACCCAGTGGTTCAAGCTGACTGCCTGGGGCGATCTGTCTAAGCAGTTGTCTGAGCTAGCGCCCGGTACTCCAACGGTCGCTGTGGGTCGTGTATCTACTTCTGAAAAAGACGAAAAGTCCTACCTAAACTATACGTTGGATAAGGTTCTGTACCTTCCCAAAACTCAACGCTCGACGCCTAAGAAGGCCGCTGACCCCGATAAAGGGAAAGTGTCCGCTGCTGCTATCGGCTCAATCGACTTCTCTCTCTGATTACCGCTTCCTGATTCACCATGGTCTTCATCGCTGGGCAATTTGCCGAGGACGAGATTCTGTGCAACTGTCCTCCGCACACTCTTCGCATCGATCTTCAGCAACGTCGCTGGAAATCTGACGTCGACCCCGAAGCTGCGATTGTCGATGCCAACGGCAACGGCATCCCTCTGAGCTTCATCCTCCTGGGCTTTACTCCGTTCTACGGAAACCTCGGGATGCGTCACCAAGAGGAATTCATCCGAATCGCCTACATCGGTGTCTCTCCCAACCACAGGCTCCTGCCTCCTCGCTGCGTCACCTCGACTGTGATCAGCGGGAAAACTTCCCAGAAGGGCTTCATCAGCTACTTCCAGACCCTGTACAACAACAGGATCAACTGCGCATCCGTAGTCACCACCACGAAGTTCGTTACCAAGTCCTTCAATGAGCGGGATCCTGTCACTGGCGCGGACGGCGCAAAGATCAATTACAACGCTCTTGAGTTCAGCGACCGACCAGCTGAAACAGACGAGGAGAAGAAACTCATTGCTGACGTCAATGAGTGGCTTCAGTCAGAAGGAGCGCCGTCGGTGGCGAACGCTCTTCGCAGCACCATCCCAGGTTCCAATCTGGTGGAACTACCCCTCGGAGAGGACCACGCCAAGATCAAGGCTGCGTTCGAGGCAAACAATGCTCTCCCCGCACCGAGCCTTGCTGCGCTTCCTGCGGACGCGAATCCGTTGAACGTCAAGGCAGAAGTGGCCGAGGAGTCCGAACCTCCTTCCGCCGAACCCAAGAAAAAGAAAGCGGTCGAGCTCACACCAGAGCAAGCCAAGAAACTTGGGATAGACTTCTGACGTGGAATGTCTAAGGGGCCGTCACCGTTGCGGCCCCTTTTTTTATGCGTAAAAAAACCCGCGTCAAACGAATCAGACACAAAGGCTTCTGGGTCAGCGTCTGGGTTTACCGGTTCGTTTCCACGGAGCCGTCCTTCTGGGAAGGCGCGTTCTGCATCACCAAATCAAAGCGAGCATCCTGCGATTGGATCGAGCACAGAAGGAACCGCAGGTCTGAGCATGCGAACAAGCCGCCCAACGGAGCACCTTCTACTACAGTCTTTAAAGCAATGTCTTTATTTGAAAGCTTGATTCTCGAGCTTCCTAAAGACGCGGTTATATTCTCAAGGCCACAGAGCAAGCAGCTTGAGACCATCCCCCGCTATCTCGAGCGGATCGGCTTTATTTATTCGCCTCTGGATGACCAAGCGTGCTGGGTTCTAACAACTCGTTCAAAGGAGGAAGTTCTACGCCCGCGCTCGCGCAATGCTTGAGCAGCTGGGAAAACAAACGCTTGTTTAACTGGTATTGCTTATGGACCATACTGAAGATCTCTAGGAGATCCTTCTTGTCGAGTTTCTCTGCGCTGCTCATAACACGAGCGTGCATGAACTCGTTTTCCATGGTGAACCAGGCGATCTCCATAATGAGCACGCAGGTTATCCACCCACTGTAGCGACACGAACCTCTTCAATCCTGTAACAAAAGAGAATGTCTTCGTTCTACAAAACACCAAAGGGAGTTGGCCACGCTCTGACTAAACGTGTGCGCTTGGAAGGCTCTGTGCTGATTCCTTACGACAGCGACGGTCAGCTCGAAGCTGAGCTGAAATCGTCTGGCGTTTCGGTCTCCGTCAACAACGACTCCGACAAGCTCCTCGATCCCGTGTGGTGGCTTCATGAAAGCCAGAAGAATCACAGCTTCGTCATCCAGTCGACTGTCGGACTAAAGGAGCACTCCGAATACATCCTTAAATATGGCATGCAAGTGTGTGCTCAGGGTATGTGTTTATTAGAAAGGTTGTCTTTCCTAGAACCAGTGATGAAGAGGAGAGATTTCCTGCTCTCTAACAAACTAAGCAACATGGTGATATTCAGTCCTCGTCCAAACTTTCGACACCTTGGCAGTCAAAAAGACTCAGTCACATCTGCGTGGTTCGTCTTCAGGCACCCGGATCAATGGCAGGATGGTGCGATAGTTGAGTACGCTCTAGATTGGAGCGATCTCATAGACCTGGACGCTTTAGCAAATGGGAGTCAAGTTGGATCAGATCCTCAAGCTGCAGCGTCAGCAGATTGAGCTGACCACGGAGCTGATCAAGCGCGTCGAAAAGCTTATCGCTGTAAACCTGTCGACCCAGCTCCTTACTGAATGCATCGCTCCCGACGGGAATCCTCGAACAGCTGATCAAGTTGCAGAATTAGTCACAGAATCCTTCTGTGGTGCTCTCTGCATTTCCAACGAACTCAATCCCCACCAGAAAGGCTTCGACTACCAAGTCAGCGAATTTTTCATCGAGGATGAAGAAGAGCAAGAAGACGAGTACGAGGAGGAAGAGGACGACGATGATGATCGGGGGTTCATCCCGCCTGACAAGTCACCCATGGGTAAATTTTGAGCACTGACCGCAAGTACAAAGGGATCAACTACGTCGCTCGGATCAGCCGCTGGCGAGCAGTGATCTACAAAGACAACAAACAACTTCACCTCGGTTACTTCACCGGTCCAGTAGCTGCAGCTAAGGCTTACGACAAAGCTGCACTGCTGCTGGGCCGAGATCCGAAAACTTTGAACTTCCCTCCACAAAAATGAACGTCATCTCTCGCCGTCAAGCCACGTGGCTGGCGGAAAACGCACATAAGAACTGGTATTACGACGAATCCTCTCCTACTTTTATTTGCTGGAAAGCTCGACGACACAAGGGCAAACGACTGCCGAACTCCCAGGCAGGCTCAAAAATCTACAAGAGATTCAAAGTCCGTTGCCAACAGGAACTTTGGGAGTGCCATCAGATCGTGTGGGTTCTCCACAACGGTTTGATCCCTGAGGGTCACGACATCCTCCACGCCGACGGGAATGGTTTTAATAACAAGCTCAGCAACCTGCGGCTTGTCACTGAAGGGGAATTGAATCGTGGGCGTAGCTACGGGAACCAGAAATTCATTGGGGTCTGTCAGGTCAAGGACACCAACAGATACCGTGCAACTATCCGAACTAAGAATTCGTATGTGCACATTGGTTACTTCAATAACCCCATAGAAGCAGCAAGAGAGTGGGATAAAGTTGCGCGCCGCTTAGGCAGGACCAAACTTAATTTCCCTGAATGGCAGTCAGACGTAGCTTGAAACAGAACACATAAATTTCAATTTTCCGCACTTATTGAACTAGACTTCCAATAATTGCGACACAAATGTGTCAGACACCAGGGTAACAATCAACGGCTACAGGCACTACAACGTATTAGGTGTAAGTCGTCCACTAGCTTCTGTTACTTCGATCCTATCCGCCACGCAAAGCGAAGATAGTCGTAGGAAACTTGCCGCCTGGAACGCCATGAACCCAGGTGCGCTGGAGAAGGCAGCAGAGCGGGGTACGTGGATTCACAATGGTGTGGAGAACTACGTCCGAGGAATCAAGGTAGATCCTCCAAAGCATCTACAGCCTTACTGGGACGGGATGCCTGAGAAGTTGGATGAGCTGTTCGAAGGCGGTCGGATCCTGTGGTCCGAGAAACCAATGAACATGCCCAGCTGGAACAAGTACGTAGGTGCGGATGGAGTCGGGCGTATTCATTACTACGACGAAAAAACAGATCACGGATGGGCCGGGTGCTGCGACGTTATCTATGAAGATCAGAACGGAGAAATTATTCTTGGAGACTTCAAAACATCCTTAGGTCCTTACTCCGCCAGATTCCCCAGCTCTAAAGCCGATATCGACGACAAGCTCCGCAAAGCTCTAATCGGTGGCGTGTACAAAACGAAAAAAACACGGCTCCAACTTGCTGCGTACAAACTTGCCGCTGAGCGCTGCTTCGGGATTAAGATTGCGAAGACACAGATCATCGTCTCCACGCCGCTGCCGGAGTTCTCCGTCCAGGTATTTACCTTCAGCGGCAAGGACGTAGAGAAGGACGAAGCCGCTTGGCACGAAGTGGTAAGGAAGTTTTACAGTGATGTAGCCGTTCCTTAATAGTCTCTTCCGTATCCCCCCTGGGAATCCGTGCCAAACTGAGAACCGCTCCTGGGCGCCATGCATTTCACTTGCTCGATCAACCGTGAAGTCCGCGCCGCTCTTGGCCCTTCTGGAAAGATCCCTGCGGGTGGGAAGTTTGGCGCTTTCAACGACAACTGGATCGCCTCATCGCTATCCGTAAAGGAATTAGCTACAGAGGTAGAACAGGCACATGGTTTGTGTGCTTGGCATCTGGTAAACGGCCAGAGAAAAAGTAACTCAACAGGAGCGATTAAAGCTGGTCTTGTCATCATTGACATCGACAATCAAGCCGATGGAAAAGATGCAGACGGCAACAAAATACAAGATCAACAACTAACTCCTGAAGAAGCTCTTGAACTACCTGTTTGCCAAAAGTATCTTTCTCTCGCTTATTTCTCTCCTAGCACTTCTGACGGTTGGCCACGCTTTCGCTTGGTTTTTGGCCTGGAGAGCGAGATTCTCGATCCGGATTTCTACCAGTGGTTTGTCCGTCAGATCTCAGAATCCATCCCAGGCTCTGATCGGCGCGCAA